CGCGTTCCTCGCTGTTGAGGTGTTTGTATCGTCTGTCCATCGCAACATCCTATGCCCCTTGGGCTGTGGGTGTTGCACTTGGAACTTGAGTCTAAGCTACGCCGCCTACGATGATTTCATTTCAAAACTGAAAGTGAATCCAGAATACTCAAGATCCGGAAAAGGATTTTATAGCTTCTTCGTTGGGCCCAAGGGCCTACAGAACTTCAGTGAAAAGGAGGTGGACACGCGGATTGTTATTCGCGCGATGGACACTTTCTACCAGCATAAAGCAGACTCACTATGCATCGTTTCGTCGGATCAAGACTATCTGCCATTACATACTCGGGCATTCAAATTCGGCATCCAAACCTACCAGGCTGATTTGGCGAAATTCGACACACCCGACAAGATTGGAAATCAAATCAAGAAACTCGGGCCGAATTCGTTACCCGGCCGAATTGATCCGGAGTGGCCGTTGAGGATAATCATAGAGGCCGCCTCAAAACCTGATATGGGGCATCAGCAATGGTATAAACTTGCCGAAAATGAGCTTACTGCGCTTTGCGAAATGCACAATGACATGAATGAGTTCCACCTGTCACCAGACTTCCTCCCTGATGGCAAGGCTACGCTGATCCTCTCCAAGCCAGCCAAATAGGCATGAAGACGCAAAAACACCGCCAGAACCGTTCGTGCATGTTGCACGTACAGAGAAGACCCGGAATCCGTTGTTTTACCTATTGTGGACAGTAACTTATGCGCCACATTCCTAACCCCCCACCCACTTCTCCACAATCAACCCCGGTACCTTTCCCGCCATCCTTTCCGCATCCCGCGCCAAGTCGAGCCGTTTGTGCAGTTTCACCTGCCGCACCAACAGGAAAATCGGTGCGCTGACCTGCCCGCGTCCGGTTTTCGAGCGCGAGGCCACAGCCAGCCCCCGCGTGTTGATCCGCGCCTTTTCGGCCACCAGAAGACTGGGACCGTTGCGTCGGTAGATGAACCGCAGCCGTATACCCCGGCGGCGCTCCCATTCCCCCGGTGTCAGGCGCGCGCCACCACGGCCCTTTCCGGCGGCCTCGGTTGGGATGGCCAGCCAGAACCCGGATTTCGAGCGGATTAGCGCGCCGCGATCATGGGCGTTGATGATTTCCGGGGCATTGCTCCAGATGAAGGCTGTGGCATTGATGCTGTCGCTGCTGGTCGGGTAGGTCCGGTTACCAGACAGCGTCCCTGGCCATGACGGGATTTGCGAACATCACGGCCAGAGCGTTGTCGATCGGATTCATCAGACTGTGCCGTTGAGGCGCACGCGGCCCGTGGTTTCAGACGCGCCACCACCGACAGCAGCTGCCGCAGCACCAATCAGAGTGTTGCTGGTGGCCGTGGTCGTGGCCCACAGGTTGGTGGCGTCCCAATAGATTTTAACCCCGACGGCCCAGGACTGCGACGGCGCTTTGGTTAGATCGAAAATACCGGTCAATTTGATGGTGCCGTCTTCGCCTGTGGCAATGTCGCCGGTGGCCACACCGAACAGCGCGCCAAGCTGTACTGCGTCGCCCGAGGCAATATCGGCACCGGAGGTGAAGGGCAGGCGATCGCCTGCGGAAACGTAGTTTTTCATGGTGATTTCCTCTCATTAGAACGAAAAAGGCGACCAAATGGCCGCCCGAAACGTGTCGTTTTGGATCGTTGTGTCAGTTGATATTGGCGTTAGTCACTAGTGTTTCCATCACGTCCAAGAACGCGGGATCATAGCCTTCATCGACATGATTGTTATTCCAGAGTCCCGAGTTTCTCACTCTTTTACGCCCGCTGTATGACCCCAGCCAACATTCGCTGGGCTGATCGTGTATGTCATTCTCATAGCCGCTTAGCAGTGATATCGAATTTTGCTCTATCAGGCCCCTCAGACTATTCGGTCCCGCCGGGTCGGTGATCGGAAGAACAACAAGGGTCATCTCGCCAAGAAAATCACTGACCTTTTGTTCGAGCGGTCTTTCGCTTTGGCGAATTTCTCTCGATGCACTTGAACCGCGCCCCCAGCTGGGGAATTTCAGCGAGGGGTCGCGGTGCATCAACGCTTGCCCGATCAACAGTCGGAAAATCGACCCTCGATGGTTCCCGCCATATGGGTTTGCTGTGCCCCGGTGTTGGCTCAATCGTTTCCAGATCATCGTGCGTGAACCGGCCTTCAGTGCATGCGTGCCAACTCGAACAACTCTTGTTGAATTTTCCGGGCTCAAGCGGTTTTCACCTGGTTCGAAAAAGAAATACACACCACGTTCCGGCCATGGCATTCTACCATGACAGTCGCCAAGCCGCCGACGACCGCCCATTCGAAATTCCAGTTGTTCGAGAAGCCGATAGAAGGCCTCGATATCAGATTGCCTCTGCATTTTTCATCCAGCTTAGCTGCCGACCAATCTGCAGGCCTTCCATTGGAATTGATACTCTCGGAAATCTGCATCGAAGGTAAGTCATCAGGTTTTCACGGTATCTTACACCGGCAAGAACAACGACTTCATCCGCATCTGGCAACATTTCATCCATCTGTTTTTGAACCCGATTTGCCCAAGCGCGACGATCAACAACTCCCATGTTATTCAGCGTTTGCTCGTATGGCGGGATCACAGTGTCGGGTGAAACAAGACCGTATTTTGCGGACAGGATGAACCATGGTTGGTCAGTTTTCTTAACAAGACCGCGTGCCATCAAGAACCAGGGTGAAGTATAAAGTCTTCCGGCTTCTGTTGGACTGGACATTTTTCCGGCAACGCATGACACCAGATAGATTTTTCTCAATTCCTTCAATACTCTGCTCTCCGTATTAAGAGAGCAGAGTAGCTTTAGATTGCAGAGAAAATCAACAGAGCCTTGCCAGCTTCTTAAACACCGGCGTTCTTGAACAGCCCGCGCCAGTCGATTGCCTTGGCCGCGAAATCATGCCGCGCCTTGATCTCGATGCCGTCCACCTCAAAGCCGGTCCGGGTCTCGGTGTAGACGCCCTCCTGACCATCGAGATAGGCGTATTCAACGGTGTCCACCCGGCCTGGATCAGCGGCAAGGAACCACGGATCAGTGCCCGAGGAGGGAATGAGGCGCGGCTCCTCGATCACCTGCAATCGCCCGGCAAAGGTGTTCACATCCGCTGTCGCGGCGGGTGTCGTCTGGGTCATCTGCTTGCGCGCCTCGATGGCCCGGGTGCCCGGGGGTGTGATGATGTAGCTTGGCAGGATCGAGATCAGCCGGCCTTCGAGGCCCTTTTGGGAGCCGAACTTGCGGTATGCCTCGCCCAGCGCCGTTTCCGTCACACCCGCCGCGGTGCCAAGGTTGCCGTGGCTGGCATGAAACAGCGCCTTGTTATCAGCCATATTCGGGTTCTGGGTCAGGATCGCATAGACGACATCGCTTTCCAGATCGGCGGCGGCCGCCCCGAAGGCAGAGGGAATGCGGGTGAAGGCATCGAGATCATCATTGATCAGCACTTGCCGGGTGATCGCAACGATCCGACCATAGGTGGCCAGCGCATAGGTCTCCTTGCCCTCGCCAATCGATCCATATTTGAACTCTCCGCTGTCCAGCACCTTCTCGAGATCGGGCGCACCGGCAATCTGTGTGCGGCTGACCGGTTTGAAATCGGTGATGGCAGCGCGGCGCGCCCAGGCGGCAAAGGTGCGCGGGCTGCTGGCATAGGCCTGACGCAGGGTCTTGTTGGCCACATTGGCAAGGATCGCCGGAAAGTCGGAGGTGGACATGGAACCGGCGGCGCGGGTGCCCAGAGCCTCACCGGCCAACTCGAGCCGTGACATGCCGCGAGTGGATCGCCCGTGGCGTTCCAGTGCGTGGCGCGCCAGTTCGATCAGCGACATGCCACGAAAATCCCGCCCGGTGCTGGTCAGTTCATGGCTGCCGGGATTGTGGCGGTGGAGGAGGGCCTGTGCCACGGCGTCCCGATAGGCAGAGTCGGCATTGCCGGTGTCACGGGCGCTGGCGGGGCCCGGTTCATGCACCCGGCCTTTCAGCGGGTCGGCATCCGCGATCTTGTCGAGGATCTCGGTCCGGGCGGCATCAAGGGTAACCCCGCGCCCGATCAGGTCAGCGGCCAGACCATCAAGATCATGACGGCGGCACAGGGTCATGATTTCGGCCGCCCGCTGGCGTTCTTCGGTGCGGATGGCGTCCGGGTTGGGCGTGCTCCGTGTTTCCGGCGCAGGCGTCTGCGCCGTGGTCTCAGAAGTGCGGGATTGATCTGCATCTTCATTGCGAACGGTGTCGGTAGTTTCACTGCCCGTCGCATTCTTGCTCTTCGGCATGTCTTTTCCTTTCGTGATTTTAGTGTGTTCAGTGGGGCGCGCACCGCTCAAGTCGACCTGCCGGGCCAGGACACAGGCGTTGCTGGCGGTTTCCAGCGTGTCGCCACCCCGAACTTGCGCGCCGGGATCGGCACCGATCGGGACGGCGGAAATCTCCAGCGGTTCCCAGTCCACCGCGCGCCACAGTTCCGGCGCGCCATCGCGTTTCTCAATGTCATAGCGGTGGACCCGGTAGCCGACCGAGACGTTGCGGATGATCCCGGCGGCAATGTCGCGGAACACCGGTTCCACATCGGCGCGCTCGGAAAAGCGGATGGTGGCCGTGCCCAGACCATTTTCAATGCGGGCAGAACCTGTCTCCACCACACCAAGCACGGACTCGAGCGATCCGGCCCGGTGGGTGTTCAGAAACGGCGCACCCGCATTCAGCCGCTCAAGGCGCACAGCATTCGGATCGACCGAGAGTTCTTCGTCGATTGCATCCTGGAACAATCGATTGCGTCGCACGGTTGCGCCGGTCGTCCAGGTGATTTCAACCGTGCGGGCGGCTTCATCCACGGTATCCGCGCGCAGCTGCGCCTCCCGACTCAGCGCCGGAAGTTCGATGGTTGTTTCAGGCATTTGGATCTCCTTCAGGTGTTGTCCTGATCCGGCGGTGGGGTTGGCTGGATGGGATCATTGGTCTGGGCAAGCCCGGCCTTGCTGACGAGGCGCGGGTCGCTGTCGAACACCAGTTCCAGACCGTCGGTCTTCTTGGCGAATGCTGCCCAGTCGGCGATCAATGTTTCCGGGTCCAGACCACGCCGGGCGATCTGCTGCGGCAGGCTGGAAAACCCGGCCCGCACTTCGAGCATGTCGGCTTGTGCATCCTGCAAGGGGTTCACGCTTTCAAACCTTGGCGGCGTCCATTGTGCCGGGATATGCGCGTCGGCGGGCAAAAGCCCTGCTACCTGGGCCATTTCAATGAACCAGCGCCAGACGGGTGCACAAAACATCGGGATCACCGTCTGGTGCTGCGCCTGCGCGACCATGCGGCGAAATTCATTCAGGCCCACGCGGGAGGAGGCGAAATTGGTCTGGCTCAGATCGCCGGTCATCAGCGCGTAAGGGACTCGAAACCCGGCGGCGATGATATGCAGCTGCACCCGGTGCCATTCATAAACCCCGGCGGTGCTGGCGGGCTGGTTGAACTTGATGTCCTTGCCGCCACGCGCATAGGCAATCAGCCCCGGCTCGAATTGTTCCACCCGGTTACCGTCCGCATCCTGCACCGTGGGGGCGATCGACATCTGGTCTTCCTCGGCTCCGAACACGATGCCGACAAGGCAGGCTTCGGTTTTCTTGCGCACCAGCTCGGCATTCTGCCAGTCATCGACATCACGGATGGCCCGCATTGCCGGAGTGCCCCAGGGCACGCCGCGGTTTTGCACCCGCTGACGCTCGAACAAATGCGCCACCATGTCGGCGCGCACCCGGACCGGGCTCAGTTGCGAGGAAACCAGCGTGTTGCCCGGGTGATGGGGATACATCCAGTAGGCCACGCGATTACCGCCCTTGTCGTATTCGATGCCCTGGCGAATGCCCGAACCATCGCGCAACTGGTTGATGCGGGTTTCATCCAGATGGTCGGCCTCGCGTAGTTCAACGCGCAGCGGCACCTCTCCTTTTGATCTGCGCCGCAACGTGCGCTTGAGCGCAAACACATCGCCGCCCTCGATCATCTCGCGCACCGCAAGGCTCAGCAGCCCCTGAAACGTGGTGTGCCCATGGGCATCACAGCCTGCCGCCCAGCGCTGCCAGAGCTGATCAACCGTTTTGTCGAGGCCCACGTCGCCGGTATTGGCGCGGGGAATAATGCCGGAGCCGACGATATTGTTGACCAGCACCTGCACCGCCTGCGCCGCGATGGCGTTATTGCGCACCAGATCGCGCATGCGCGCCCGCAACACCGGCCCGGCCACGGCAATCTCGCTATCCGCCGATGTGCCGCCCGCCACCCAACCGTCGGTGGCCCGGCCTCGTGCCGCCCCGTCATAGCCGCGCCGCATGTTGGCAATCGCCACCCGGGCGGCGTAACGCCGAGAGGCCGTGCGAGGTGCGATACTGGAAATGGCGGCGTCCAGCAGCCCCCAGCGCACATTAGGTGGGGTTTGTTTCATCAGCGCATCCTGTGGATGGAGGCAAAACCGGCCACGGGCAGAGGTTTGCCGCCCGCTTGTGCAATCTCGCTCTCGATCACGCGGATGCGGCGCAGCATGTCCTCGGCGCTGCCGTGTTCGACAGACTTGCCATCATAGGTCAGGCGCAACACGCCTGCAGCAAATGCTGCCTTCAGAGCATCAAGTTCGGTTTGCGTGTATGCCATATCTCAGAACCATTTTCCTCTGCGCCCGTTGCCCATCCAGTCGGACTGACGGCGCTTTTCCTGTTGTTGCGGTGGCTGGTTCGGCACGCCCGCAGGCATAGCCTCGGTTTTTCCCGGTCTCAATTGTTCTTCAAGCTGCTCCCAGCGCCGCTCGTCCCAGCGATCGATCCCCATCAGCCATGCGGCCGCGCGGGCATAGACCCGGCTATCCAGCGCCTCGTTGCGCTCGCGGATTTGCTGCCATTCAAGCTTCTGAAAGCCTTGCCGGGTCTTGGTCACCATCAGGTGCTCTGCCGTCAGCTGCCGGAACCATTCAACGGGCGTACCTTTGGGGATATGAACATATCCGGCAGGCCAGTCGCCATCCTCCGCCAGATCATCATCCGTAGGCGGGTTCAGGCGCAGCAGACGGTAAAGCTCGGATTTGAACACCGCCCCGGCCACTTTCCAGAGCTGCACGCCGCGTTTGAGCTTGCGCCCGCCCTCGGTGGTCTCAACATAAGTTGGCCCGTCCACCGGGGTGGAGCGATCAAACCCGCCCACGCCTTTGATGGCAATGACCTGACCCCGCCCGGCCGCGCGCACCCAAGCATAAACCATGGCGGTGGTCACCCCGTCGCCGGTATCGATAGCCATTCGCGCCAGCGCCATGCGCGCGCCATCGACATGCGGCCAGGTGGTGGCAAGGAATTCCGACAACTGGGACCAGACCTCGGGACTGGCGGTGTCGCCATCAATCACCACATGCTCGATCAGCCAGGACTGCAAATTCCGGCCCCAGCCCCAGACATCAATCTCGATCCGGTCGCGCTGAACATCTGCACCGGCGGTCAGGACCAGAACACCCGAAGGCGCGTGGCCCAGCTGGTATTCCTCGCGCCGCTCATAGAGACGTTGCCAATCCGGAGCCTCACCACGTTCCTGCCAAGTCTCGCCAAGAATGGTGTTTTTCAGGGTCTTCAGCGCAGCATCGTTACCAGCGGCCTCTTCCCAGCTTCGGGCAATTTCCGCCCAGCCAAGCCAGCCCAGCGGAGAATAAAGCCCGTTGATGTGATACCCGACGATCCCGGCAGCCTCGGCCACTGCCCGCGTTCCGTCATCCGCCGTTGCCAACCAGCAAGCCCCGTTCGTCTCGTCCATCATCTGCGTTTTGAACCGTTCCTCGATCGGCTCCTCGCAGTGCTCGCAGACATATCGCGCGGTTTCCGGCTTGCCTTTCGCCCAGCGCAGCCGCTCGAATTGCAACCACTGCATGCCGCCACATTGCGGACAGGGTACAAAATACCGCCTCTGGTCGGACACATCGTACTCCCGTTCGATCCGGCTGACGCCCTTGATGGTCGGGGTTGAGGTCAGGAACACCTTGGACCGGTGCCCGAAACTGATGGTGCGCGCCTCGGCCAGCGCAATCGGATCGCCTTCGCCGTCGATGTCCCCGGGATAGGCATCCACCTCATCCAGAAATATCCAGCGCGCGGGCATCGAACGCAGGCCCACCGCCGAGTTTGCCCCGGTCAGGATCAGCTGCCCGCCAGGAAAGCGTTTCGCCAGAATCGTATTGCCGGAATCGCGCGATCGCGACGGCATGATCAGCTCGCGAAGCTCCGGGCTTTCCTCGACCAGCGGATTGATCCGTTGCTGGCTCAGCCTCTTGGCCAGATCGACCGTCGGCTGCACCGCCAGAAACGGCCCCGGCGCGCGGTGGATGCAATAGCCGATCCAGTTGTTTCCGGCCTCGGTCGCGCCGACTTGAGCGGATTTCATGAACACCACGCGCCGCGCAGGGTGCGAGGGCGACAACGCATCCATGATTTCGCGCATGAAGGGCGTGCGCGCCGTCCGGTATGGCCCAGCCTCCGAGGCCGAGCGCGAGGACAAGATCCGATGCCGGTCGGCCCATTCCGATACCGTCAGCGCCGGGTCTGGGGCAAGGCCTGCCAGCCACGACCGCAGGATTTCGTCAGCACCATCAAAGTCACCTGAGCTCAATCTCGATCTCCGCCATATCGGCGAGGTGCTGACGCAGGTATTTGTCGAGCACCTGCTCGGTCATATGTGGGTCTATGCCCAGTTCCGCGGCCAGATTGGCCGCCACGCGCGAGGGCCAGTTCAACCAGGCATCGCGCTCGCGCCGGGCCAGATCGAACACCATTGCGGTGGCGCTGGCGCGATCGACCAGCTCGTCCTTCATCTTTTGCAGACGCACCCGCGCGGTCTGGGCTTTCAACACCTCGTTGGCCATGCGGGCACGCAGGAAGGATACCTCGCCGCCTGCTTCCGGCGCGGCACCTGCATCGCGCAGGGTTTCATCAACAGCCCGGAGCGCGGATTTTGGCACCGGTTTTGTTGCCGCACGGGCAGTTGCGGCGGCGGTGTTACCCGCCACGCGA